GAACAGATTGAATAGTGTGCGGTCATTAATACAAAATGATAAATTAATGGTTAATATAATTTGCGGTTGTGTGGTGTGTTAAATCTGCGGTTTAACACTAAAGCAATTAAACATTCATTCCACTTACTGCAATCTGCAACATTTATATATTTCGAGCCACCAGCGACATATCCAACTTCTTTCCACTGTATTTTATCTTCTAGAGATACATTATCGTCGCAAACTATACTGTTTGCTTTGATAAACAACTTTCCAACTTTGTCTTTTATAAATTCTATATTTTTACTTGTTCTTGCCATATAAATGACTTTTAGAAATTTGTTCTTCTAATTTTTCGTGTACCATAATGTCAATACTACATCGTATCTAGTGTTTCCATTAGTGTTGATGTAAACATCTCCACCTGTAGTGACAAATAAGTCAGTGCTTGCAACACCATTTACACCGCTTATTTTATCGTTAGCTCTCATTGAAAATTCATATCTTATATTTCTATCAAAATTAGCGATATTTTCTATTTTTCTAAAAGCATTAATAGTCCCTAAATTGTAAGATTTTTGATATATCTTTTTGCCATCAAGCCAATATTCCCCAGTGAACTGTTCCTTAGTTGAATACTGAAAGTGAATATTCTTTTTTCTTAGTCTCAATCCGGTTATTAAATCAAACAATTGTATTGCCATTCATAATATCTACATTTTGGTGTATCTAAAAGTAATATACGCATTTTTACACCCTGATTTTGGGACGTACCAGTAAAGTTGTTTATTGCTAGGTGTATACCAAGGTCCTCGACCATTGATCGTAAAGCCACTAGCATTTGGGTCACCAAAGTTACCATTAATTGGCCATCTATTACCAGTATCTGAAGCGCCTCCGGATTCAATGTAATAACTGTTGCCCATATCAAACCAAATTTGATCTATGTTTGCACTACTCAAGGAAATAGTAGCTGTTGAATTACCGCTACGTGCTCCAACTGACCAAGTTCTCTGATAAATCTTTTTACCATCTACCCAATAATCTCCAGTAAATTGCTCACTAGTACTGAATCTACGTAATATGTCTTGTCTGCGTATCCTTTGTCCATCATTGAACATTTTGAATAAATCTATACTCATAAACACACCAAGTGCGACCTTTCGCTAGTAGACCGCACCTCCATCTTTCTTAGGGTATAAGATACAATTAGAAGAATTTTTAAATAAATTTCTAAAAGTACCCCCCCCCGAATTTTTGAGATTTAATTGATTTTATCAACATTTTTTTCATTCCTCCTATATTTCTAAATCAACAGTTTCAACCAGTTCAAATATTGGTTGTTCTTTACCATTAATATGGAAAGCGTCTGATTGTAAATTTATGTAATTCACTTCATCAGTCTTATTTCCTTCAACAAAAGTTATACGACCAAGTACCCCGCCCGTTCCACTGGCACCTGTAATTGATTGTGTATCGATAGTTACTCCTGGAGCTCCCGCATTTGTTGCATATATTGATATTTCTCCTGGTGTTATATTGGTAAACATATTACCAGTTTCGCTTTGAATACTTATATTTTCAAGCCCAATTTTTGTAGTTTGAACATGGGTTCCAGTTTCATCTTCAATTGTTCGATAAATTTCCAAGCATGCAGAATTCAATTGAGCAACATCAAAATATTTTGAACCATTGTATGTATAAACTAGTTCAGATTTAATATTCCCAGTGGTACTGTTAATGTTCATAGATGTTTTATTGCCATCTGCAAGAGCACCAGTGGTACTCAAACCTTCCTGATCAATACTCCAGCCACCAATTTTACCACTAACTGCTGTCATCGCTCCTAGCGCATTGACAATAAATTTTCCATTTATATTTAGACTGCCACCAGTAATATTTCCCAGATCAGCAGCAATAGCACTTAAGGTATCTACATTTAAATTGTCTACACTAATATAGTGAATCACCCACGAATTTCCGGTCCATCTTTTAATAGGCTGCCCCGTTGCGGTTTGCCATAGTTGACCTACTGTTGGTTTTGATGGGGCAGTGGATGAAACTATAATCCCACTGTCTCCATCTGTACCGTCAACAACCTTTACCAAAGTTATTTCATTTCTTGCCTTAACCGCCATTTTTTATCCCTCTAACTGTGCGACATAACTTCCGCGATTTGTGATATCTCCAGCTGCAATAGTAAGTGTACTGCCAGTGGCAGTAGCCGTAGATGAACCATCTTTATACCACTTTATTGTACCTGCGCTGGTTAATGCACTTCCGGTTAATTCTATTGCACCTTTAAACACTTTAGCAGTAAGTGTAGTAGCGATTTCGGTGTTTTTAAAAATTGTCCCATTAGATGAGATGATTGCAATATTAAAGGCATCAGCCCCATTAGCTCCGTTAGTACCATTTCTTGATACTGAATAAGATGTAGTAGTCTTACCGTCTGAATACGTGACTATAGTTCTAGTCCATACATACTGTCCCGCACTTCCAGTTACTGGTGTAGTAGACCACGTTCCTGTAGGTGGTGTTGTACCATTTGAAGATGCTTGATAAGATACGGCAGAAGATGTTACCGTAACGCTTGAACCATTTGATCCATTAGTACCATTTCTAGAGACACTGTATGCAGTCGTAGATTTACCATCACTGTAGGTTACTACCGTTTTTGTCCATAAATATTGACCAGCCGATGTACTTGGAGGCGAGGCTACCCATGAACCAGTTGGAACAGTTGTACCTGAACTACCAACCTGATATGTAACACTGGCATCTTTTACTGTGACACTTGTACCATTGGACCCATTTGTTCCTTTAAACGCAATAGCATAGCTGAATACCTTTCCGATTGTGATATCGCCTATAATTACTGGAATTGTAAAGCTTCCACTTGTAGTTAAAGCGCTTGTTGCTGTAATTGTAATTGTTGGTTCGGGAGTTTTATTATCACTAACTACACTCAAACCAGAGGGTGTGCTAATTGCACCTAATGTACAAGCTACAATTTCACTGCCGCACATTGCTGTGATTTTCGATGTAATAGATTGCGTCCCGTTGACCGCGCTTGTAGTCCCTTGAAACGTATGATTATCGTTACTCAAGTTTACTGAATAACCATCAGTTAAATCGATTAAATCAACCTGAGCACTTGCTTTTATTGCCATATATTATCCTCCTTTAAAAGTCTAAAAAGCATCTAAATGTTGCTTTGTTGTTTATGTCTTTGTTGGTTAATGTAAAAATAAAACCATTATCAGACAAACGTTTATCATTTTGATTTATTGGTGTATATTCTGTTTCACCAATATTTTTTATTTCCCATATAATTTTTGCTTGTTCGCCAAAAACATCATACATTTTTTGAGATGTATCGATAATTTTATCGTCAACAAAAATTTGAACTGTCATAGTTGTATTAACCCCAGTATTTTTGAATGAAAAGCCGTTAACACTGTCAATTTTTAATACTATAGCTGATTTTCCGTCCACAAGTTTCAATACAGTTACTTCCGCACTTGCTTTTATAACACCGTTATCAGTTAACGCTTCAAAACGAAAAACGGATCTATCATTTTCTAAATCCGTTGCTGAAACTTCTGTTGTTTTTGAATCTATAAGAAAAAAACTGTCTTTATACCACTTTATAGTAAATTTTTCTGTAATATCATTTATTCCATCACTTACAAGCGCTTCTAAGATTGTTTTTTCATCATCCTTTTTGAATATAATCCCATTACTAGAAATAATATTTGCACTATAGCTCTTATTTGCTTCAATAAGATCATTCATTTGTTTAATGAGGGATTCATCAATCTGCGACTGCCTTTCAACAAAATTATCAAAGGTAGTTTTGCATGTAGTTTGATCGGTAAAACTGATTATCTGCTCTGTAATACGTGCTTCTAAGTAAAGCGTTGGTTTATACTCTTTATCCTCGATTGTGAACGTATCACCTATATTTGCATCAATAAAACCATCTACATCATAGCTAACTTGAGGAATACAGTTCTTTTTTAATTGTGCAAGTGCCTGGCCATAAAGTGTATTAACATTGCTTGTTTCATAACTCCACACCTTAGCGATATAACGATCATTTTCACTTGTTGTCAAGGTAGAAGGAAATCTATCCCTTGCTTGAGGTGCTAAAATTTCAATTGTTCCACTTGGTGAATAATATTCTAAATTACCATTTGAATCGTATTCTTTTTTATCAATACCGGCTAATGTTAACCCATCTGTCCCAGTTGGTCGAATTGCAGTATAAAGTTCTGTTATATCAGATGTTTTAGAAATACCTCTAATATTTATTCCATAACGGATAATTTCACTTCTACGATCAGTTCCCATTCCTTGAACATTTGTATCATGTTTTTTATAAACGTTTAAAACAATACCTCCTAATGAATAATCGCTGTTCAGTTCGGTTATAAACTCAATTTCAGCATCAAAAACATTTGCCAGCGAAAAAAGCCGAGCTAAAATAGTCTCAGTTCCTTCCCATTCATGAGTTATTCTTTTGTCACTTACCTCATTTATCCCAATTTCAAACACCTGATTTTCAAAGTTAAACGCTCTAATGTATTCATCAAAACTTAAAGCATTACTTGCTTTATAAGGTCCGGTTTCTTCATTAGATAATTCCAATGAAAGACCGTAAGCGGTAACTTTAGTATATTTTTCATTACGCTCATTATTTACAATATTGCAGTAATAACCTTTGTTTTTATATACAAAAGAAAGTTTATTACCAACAGTAAGGAACTTAGAATCATCGTGATTTGATAATGTTTTGAATGAGTATGTATAAGCTGATCCCGACAAATAGGTGTGCAGTTCATCTTTATAATAGTGCATTGCCTCATCAATTGTATTATCTAAAAAAATACATACGTTATCGTATGCATCTAATACAGCAATTCTGACATTGTCCATTATATCCACGCCTCTCTTACACGTACTTTCACTGTCGGTTTTGTTTTAGTCCATTCACTAACAACAAATTGAATTTTTGTTTCACCAGAATCAGCTTTAAAATATTGACTCCCCAATATTTCATCGTTTGGCCGATACATACCATTAACATAGAATTTTGAGCTTTCACCATCAATGACACATACATCATTTGGCTGATAACGATTAGGTATATCTTTCCATTTTTCAACATTCATTTTATCAAATACAAAATCATTTACGCCCATGTAGGTCATAAAACTTGAGCCACCACGATTACCATATTGTTTTATAGCAATTTGTATTTTTGTACATTCCATATTTTCTACTTCAGGAATAATATAAGACGGGTATCCGCCCCAGTAGTAAAAGGTTAGCCTATTACCCTCTTTTCTTAGATCACAATGACCCCAGTCCCAATACCATGGATTTTGATTTCCAAGGTGACTTGTAGTATATGAGTAGGTGTGTAATACTTTCCCATTGGCCCATAATTCATAATTTCCTGTATTACCAGTTGTATCGGTTTTGTACCAACATACCCCAGCGATAAGTTTGTTGTCTTCGGTAAGCCAATTTATGCACATTTCACCCGTTTGTCCCATCAAACCAGCATAAAAAATAAGGTGGAAATATGAATAAAAATTTTTAGCACCTTTTCTTCCTTCAGAATCGCTGGGAAGTATAAGAGTACGTAATCCACCGTTAGAACTCGAGGAGATAGGACCGGAAACACCAAGAGTTAAAAAGGTCTGATCAAACCAAGTACTAGTACCCAGCGTTCCTTTTACACTATGCGAAGGATGCATATAATCAGTACCGTTAGTATCGTTTGGTAAATTTATAAAATCCCATAGTGTCCCCAGCCTTTCATTTTGTTCATAAGGCTCTTTATCAGCTTCATCAATTTTTCCAAACTGCATCGTTCCTTTATCACTCACAACACCAATAAAACCACTTTCAGCGTTGTGAGTTATTTCATAATCAATAGGAACAGAAACAGAACCATCATTAATCACTGTCACTTCAAGAACCCCATTATCATTTGGTTCAGCAATAAATTCTTTTAATATGTCTGAATATTTAAACGGGTTACTGCAATATATTTCAATATTTCCAGTTATACTATTCGATCCAGGACTAGGGATACTGTTTCCAATCTTTGTACCAATAAAATATTTATCTGGTTCATCATTAAAAATAATTTTAACCTGTTCATCTTTTAAAAGACGATTTAATTTATTAAATGAATCACGAAATTCGAGGCAAGTAGATGCAATTAATTGATATGTAACAGTAATTGTTCTTGGTGGATACCGTTTACCCAAATAATTGGTTCCATCCAATAAATTGATCGTTTCATCTTGTACTTCACTTTCCATCAGCTCACGACCGCTTACATATAATGTCCGATACCCCGGTATTTCATTTTCAATAAAAACGCCATTGTAGGACATTGCTTCAGCGGGAAGTATTGTTTTAGTATACATCTCATCAGTATCTACGAATTCATACATCTACTATTTCACCCCCTTGATCATATTTTTTAATTTTTCATTTTTTTCTATTTCCTCCTGCGTAAACGGCGCAGTTACACGAGCAACCTCTTTGCCGTCCATAATTACAGGTACATTAATAGTGTATTTAGTATTTTGATAATATTCGTAATCTTCTGAAAGATTACTATCAAAGTCACCTGCAAAAGCAATTTTAGGATTGTTTAAAACTGGTATTGAAAATAATTTATCTGCTGCTTTTTTTACAAAATTTTTCATTTCTACAATACCATTGCCCAATCCCTTACCCCAGAAATTACCTAGTTTAGTACTAACCCTTGAAGGTGAATGAATCTGCGCTTTAGCACGGATAGCCTTTTCCGCAGCACTTGCAAGTTGAGAAGCAACACTTCTTACATAGCCGAGTTGTGAGCTCATACCATTACCTAACCCTTGACCAATGTAAACACCTGCCCCGTAGGCTCCTGCCTGACCATTTTGGAACACTCCGATAGTTTGCATTGTTGTTAATGATGCTATTAATACCATTTTAGTAGCTCCGGTCTGAACACCACTAGAAATATTGTTTCCAATATTTTGCCCTGCGGTTTTAGCTTTACCCTCAGCATTACTAAAAGAACTAATAAGTGATTTAATTGCAGATTTTGCTAAACTTCCCAGTCCTTCAAGTGCACTGTTAACAAAACTAATTGAAGACTTCATTGCTTTCAATGATTTTTCAGTAGTTTTTGCACTAGATGCAATTGATTTCATACTACCCAACACACCTAATAACCCAGCAGCTAAAGCAATCATACCGGCGGTTACAACCAATAAAGAAGCACCAAAAGCTACGAACCCAGCAGTTAATGAAATTGTTCCTGCCAGAGAGGCAACGCCACTTGCTGTAAACGCTAATACCCCGGCAGTTAAAACTAGCAAAGAAGCTCCAGCAGCGAGCGCCCCTGCTGATAAAGTTAATAATGCCGGTCCTAAAATAACTGCGCCTAGAGCACACAAATTAATTCCTGCTCCCAAAGCAACTGATGCAACAGCCAAAGCTAATACACCAACTGCTGCACCTAATGCACCAACTCCTACCGCAATTAAACCAGCAGCTAAAATTAAAGCACCTGCTCCAGCTACTACAGCACCTGCTCCAAAAGCAATCATACTCGCTCCTAATAAAGCTATATTTCCTGCTCCTAATAATCCGTATTCACAGACAGTAGGAAGTACACCAGCCACTAACGTTAAGGCAGTAGCTGCTAATAAAGCTCCTACTCCAACCAAAACAATAGCAGCACCAAAAGCTACGAACCCAACTGCTCCCGCTGTTAATGCAGGCCCTAATATAGCTGCTCCTGCCGCTAATAATGCAATAGTCGCTATCATTCCGACCATAACCCCAATTGCAAGTGGTCCAGCATTTGCTAAATTAATAGCACTAGCCGTTAAGATTGCAAATCCAGCTGAAACTAGAACTAATGCCGTTCCCATAGCTAACATTGCAAGTGAAATAGCGTTTAATTTTGCAGCCCCAGGCTTAATAGAGTTCAACATCAAAGTCATACCAGCTCCCATAGCTGCCAAAGCAACCACAAGACCAGCCATCACACCAATTGCTAAAGGTCCTGCATTAGCTAACTGTATAGCGGAATAAGCTAATAATGCAAAACCTGCACTCACCATCAAAATACCTGCTCCCATCATCATAAAAGATTTAGCAGATGCTAGCATATTTTTTGCACTTTTTTTAGATGATTTACCGACTTTAGTTTGGCTACCTGCAATTCCATCTAATTTTTCAGTTAAACCTGATGATGCAGTCTGCGTAATTCCCATTAACTTATCACCAAATTTTTGTAATGCGGTAACAGCTGAACTAATTTTCTTATAGCCTTTCCATGCTAAAAAGAAACCTGCTACCCACGGTGTAGCTGCAACAATTATGTCACTATTATCTGCAATTATATTCCCAACAAATGCAATCACATCACCGGCTGAAGACATAACATCACTAAACGTTTTAATAACCGTTTCATTTGTTGCTATTGAGGCACCTACATCAACAATCACACCTCCGACATCAAATAGTGCTCCTGCTACCTTTCCAGCAGCTTTACTAAAAGCATCCCAATAGGGTTGAATTGTGGTTATTGCCCCCGAAATTGTATTAACTAAGCTGTCAGCGTTAAAACCATCTAATTTATCAACAAGACCAGAAATTGCATCAATCCCAATTTTTGAAACATAGTCGAATGCCGGAGCTAATTTAACTCCCAGAGTTTCAGTCAAACCATCCATTGCTTGGTCTACAGTTTTATATTCTGTAGCCAATTTTGTGAAAGCGTCATTTGTTCCAACTTTAGCAATGGCATTGAAAAAATCTTCGGTTTTAACAGTTCCATCCTGAACTTTACTAACTAATTTAGAAGTACTCATACCCATTTCTTTCGCTACCGCTGCAACTCCAGCCGGGGTCTGCTCAAGCATTAGTTTAAAATCCTGCCAAGCAACTTTCGGCTTAGCGGCCATTTGTGTAGCTTGTGTACTTAAAGTTTTCATTGCTTGCGTTGGGTTTTCAGCTGCCGCAGCAAGACCACCAAAACCTTTTACTAACTGTGTACAATTCTTTGTTCCAACTGCTGCCAGCTGACTGTAAGTAGTAGCCATATCACTAGCACTATAGATTGTTTGTGTTGCAAATTTTTGTAGTTCTTTTTTTGTAGAAATTATTTCATCAGAACTTTTTCCAAGCATTCCCATGTTACCATTAAAGGTTTTCCAAGCTGCACTTGAAGCTCCTAATTCACTTATAACACCCGAAATACCACTTGTGATACTTGAAAAAGCTTGTTGCCCAATTCCAGTAAGAATACCAAAACCAAGTCCACTTTTAATTTTACTGCCTAAGCTCGACAATTTGGAATCGGCTTTTTCCATTGTGGAAGTAAATCCTTTATCAGCAGCCGATAATATAGCTTTTACACTAAAACTCTCTGCCATTTTTCTCACCTCTTTTTCTCATGAATTCTTTAACTTTAGAAAATTTATCTTCTTTTTTTCCAAGAACTTTATTAAGTTCATATTCATAGTCAAAGAACTTCTTGAAAGTATCGAAAACTGGTCGAGTTTTATTTTTACCTGCTTTCTTTCTTGCTTTGACTTTAAAATTATTAAACGCTAGCAAATGAATGTGATAATTCAAATCGAGTTCCTTTAGCTCTACTGCTTTCATTAATAGTTCATATTCCGCAAAGGTTAATAAATCAACTTGATCAAAATTCTTAAAATCTAAATATCTAAAACAATTTAATGCTATCTCTTTATAAGTTTCATCGAATGATCGAATATCTTCTAATGTTGTTCTTTTTCCCGTTTCTTCGCTTCTTCCACTCTCTCGAACAGTTTCTTGATTGCGACTTTCGATGCATTCGCACTCGATAAAAAATCAATTACAACCTCAAATAATTTTTCAACATCTGTCGTTTCGTTATCGATATATTCTTCAATTTGCTCACGAGTAACTCTAGGCGTCATGCCATCATTTAAATAATCTAGAGCATTAATCAATTCTTCAATTTCGCCATCTACTAAGCCAGCTACCAAATAAGTTAAACCAACTTGCTTTTCTACACCTAATTCATCTTTTTGCGTTACATTTTTATTTACTTTTCTTACAAATCCGATAGATGCTTTGAATTTATATACAATTCCATTAATTGTTAATTCCATATAATTTTTCCTCTTCTTTCTTCAATTTAAAAAGAGCGTATTTCTATGCTCCAGTTTTCTTTGTGTCAGCAAACACATAATTTGCCATTTCTTGTTGTTCTTGAGATACTGTGGCATAACCATCTACTCCACTGCCATTAATCCCAAATGTAAGAGAAACTTCAACCATATCTTCAGCATTAGAAGTTATTTCACACTCTGTAAGGTATCCTTGGAAATATTTTGCTTTAAATTTTCCAACATTACCTTCTGTGCCTTTTTCGGCTAAATTTACTTCCCAAATTTCAACAAGCTCATCATTATCTAAGGCTTTTTCTAACTCATCGATTAAAGTATCACCAACTGCTAAAATACTTGTAGCAGTAACTTCTACCTCAGTAACCCCGGGTGTACGAATTGATCCGTCCTTAGTTGCTGTGGAATCAGCATCCTTGCTCTTTGTACGACCGTTCTCAGTTGTAAAAGCAAGTGTTGCTCCATCTTTTGTAGTTGCACTACTTAAAATTCTATATAAATAAACAATTTTTTTACCTTGTACCGCTTCAGGCGCTGCACAAAGCTGTAAATCAAATCTTCTCATATGTTACCTCCTCCTAATTAAATTTAAACTCTAAAGAAAGCACCCCGTGTAAAAGTGGAATGCTTGTTGATGTATCTGGCATAATGTCTTGACTAACATTTTTTAACGACCACGCAAAATTAGTTGTATGATTTAATTCTCTAGATACTTTCTTTATATCAAGAAGCATCTTTGAGACTGTCCCACGCTGCTTAGGATTATTGTGAAATACATGGATAATTTGATAGACATTCCCAAATACAGCACTTTTATTAGCATCATCAATTAATTGACTATTGCCAACATATATAAACGGGTAAGGGGTATTATCTGGTGGTAAAAAAGTATCATAGACATTGTCTGGATATAACTTTTTTAGTTCTACTAACAGATAACTAAACAGTTCTTGTTGTGGATCCATTTTTATACACCTCACTCAACTAGTTTTTTCATACCTTTTTTAAATATTTCTTTTTGTTCATTAAACGCAGGACCAACAAAGGGCTGAGCCTCCATTTTTCGGGTACCATATTCTAGATACGGGCTGTATTCAGTACCTGGTTCAACAATAGCAGTAAAACCGCTATCTTCTTTCGATAACTGTATACTCCTTTTAGTTGTACCAGTTTGATATCCCTTAACGAAATTAGCATTACGAGTCATTTTATTTGTTAACTCAGCTCCGTTAGTACTAACAACTCTTTTTACATCAGCCATCTTGATATTTTTCTTAAGTTTATTACTTAATTTTTCTAAACCCTCTAAATAAAAAACTTTAGCCATTAAGTCACCTCCGAAAGCACAAAAATATGTTTTGTTTTAAGCTTTCTACTATAGTCAACTTTGTATTGTTTCTTATCAATGCGAATAAAATTAAATACTTCATTCCAATGATTTTGAATATGAATAGTTAAACTCCCTTGCTTAATAGTTCCATAAATTAATTGCATTGTTTTAGTACTGGTATCCATCACACTGGCCATTAATTCTTTTTCGACGATAGTATCATCTCCATAATTACCTGTATTTTGATCATACTGGCCACTTTTAACGGTTTGAAAATAAACAGGAGTGTCATATCTCATAAAAAATGTACCCTTCCTTTTTTTAGATCACTCTGATTATTTAACCATGACCTGATATCTTTATCATAACTATCAAAATCATCGTCGTTGAAAGACATACTTTCACCCTCGACCGAATGAGAAGATACACCCTCGCTACCAATACGATTAAATCTAATTACCGATACTTCAACAACAATATATTCAAGTTCTTCAGGAACTTCTTTAACACTTAACAAATTTCCTAAACGTTTTTGAGTAAGCTCAATAATCACGTTTAGTTTATCGTCAATATTTTTGGGGTTACCTAGTAATTCTTTGACATTTTCAAGTATTGTCATAGGCAACACCATTATTTCTTTGAAGCTGAGTTTTTAGGTTCGGATTTTTTTGTTTCGTCCTTTTTTTGCTTTTCGGGTTCAACTGCTTCATTTTCGGATTGAGCTTGATTACTTTTATCTTCAATAAATGTAATTAACGGCGTACTTTGTTTATTACTGGCAGTGGCCAGTTCAATAATACGTTCTCTAGATACTGTCAATCCATCACGAGGGAATGTATCCCCCGCATTGTATGGATGTTCATTATCTTGTAAATCAGTAAAATATTTAATAACTTTATACATTTTATTTTCCTCCCTAATTATGCTCCAACTGATACTTCAGATGCTTGAATAGAACTTACAATTACTCCATCCAAGAATTCAGGGAAAAAGATGACACCGCTAAACAATAAAGTTTCAAATGTTGCTGTTTTTCCATCAATAATATGTGTCATACCAATAAGCCCAGTAGCATCACTTGTTAAGTTGAATGTTTGAGCCACGTCACCGCTGTTTGCAGGAACATAAGCACCATTAATATTTTCTTTAGCCGAAGCAATAACTTTTCCTTTTTCTAACTCAGGTGAAACAATCACTGTTCCTAAACCTAAGAAATTTTCAATATAAGACATACCAAAAGCAGTTTGCAATGTAATTTGAGCATTTCCCAAATAATCAGCTAAATCTTCACTTGATACAAAATAAATAGGTGTTACAGTCATATCAACATAGAACTTTTGTAACGCTCCCCATGCAGCACTTAATGCTGATTGTAAATTTGTTCCTTTTGCTGTACCAGTTCCAGTCTTAATTAAAGTGTAAAATGATTTTTTGATTGAAGTTTGGACACTAGAAATTAATTTTTCATCTGTTTGATTTACTGCTAATGAACGTCCTGAACGTTGAATAGCTTCTGCTGATGTACTTTTTCTATATTTATTTAACTTTAATTCAACAGTTCTAGCTAATTTTCTATTAATTTCAGTTAAAGGAATAGTTTCGCCCTCTCCAACCTGATCAGGTGTATTTACTTGTTCCATTTTATAAATTTTAATATTTGTTCCAGCGCTCATTGGAATTATTTCAGTAACTCCTAATAAACGTTGCAGTTCATTAATATTTTTGTTTAAACGGCTTGTGTAATCAATCGAAATAGCTGGTTCTAAATCTTTACCAGCAGTTAAATTTGTTTCTGCTGCATGTAATTGTAAATTAAACTTATTTTTGTTTTTCATTGTTTATCTCTCCTTTTTATTGGAATAATTCCATGTTTTCACTAATTAATTTTTGTCTTTCAGCTGTGTTTTCAACTTTAAAAATCTCTTCTTTGGTCATTTTCGTCTTAGAACCCTTTTTAGGTGGTTCGTGACGTAATTTAGCTGCAACTTCCTTTTGAACTGCTGCTTTAAAAATCTTTGCAAAATTTTCAACATTAGCCTTAGTTGTATCAGCATCTTCTGATACTAGATTAGCTAAAAGTTCGTCATTAACACTAATTTCTTCATCTGCTAAAATTGACCGGGCTACCTTAGACATTTCACCTAATGTAGCCTGCTTCTCATACTTCGCAATTTTTTCTTGCAGTTGTTTGAATTCAAGATCCTTTTTTTCTTGCTCAGTCATATTTTTTAATTTTTGAGCCTCTTTGAATTTTGCTTCTTCTTTTTGACGTTTCTTTTCCCATTCAGCAAATTTTTTAGAAATAAGTTTATCTACATCTTCATCACTGTATTTTTTGTCACTAGGATTTTCACCTTCACCATCTTTAAGTGAGGTGTTTGGTTCGTTGTCCGGATCCTCACCATCGTCTCCATTGTCACTATCTTCAGCAAAAAGCTGTAAATCGAACTTATTTTTTAATAATGGTAATTTTAATAATTTTTCTAAATCTTTCATTTTCTTTTCCTCCGTAATTTAAAGTTTTCACGCCTAACTTATCCGTAGTTTTTTTATTGGTTTCCACGCCTCCAACAATCCGTAAAGTTTAATGTCATTCACGCCTGGACGTATAAAAAGCGTTCATACAAATGAACGCTAATTAATATATTTAATTTTTAGATATTTCAACATAATCACTATATACGTTAGCAATCTCTCTACATCCTATAAAAAAAGAATCAACCAGCAATTGACTCTTTGATGTAGGTTTGTATATTGCTATTAAAGAATTTCCGCTTTTTAAACAAACATTTACATTATCTTGTGTTAACTCCTCTAAAGAATAACAAAGCGTCTGTAATAAACTAGAAATTGCCGCGCAAACGATATCCTGCCCAACAGTATTGTAATTTGCATGACCAACACAAGAAACCGCAATATGATCACATGATTTCTTAACATCTATTTTAATCATAAATTTTACCTTGATAGCAAATGGTGAAAAATAATAAAATAAACAATTAAGTTTGAAATTATAATCGAATTTACTGTTTTCTTAAGCTCTCTAATTTCATTTCTTGATAATTCTAAATCAATTACATCAATCTGTGTATTTGCTTTTATACTCATTTTAAATCATCCTCTCTCTAAAAAAATAGCATTATAGCAATTAGCAAAATAAAATTAATTACAATTACACAACATAACCAATACGATAATTTTTTCAAGCTATCTTTAAGTATCATCATCTCTAACTTATTTGTCTTGTTTTCTTTTCGAAGATATTCAATATCCTCTTTTAAATAGTTGATTCCGGTATCTATATGTTCAACACAACCATTGAATTCTTTAATATGTGTATCGAGTTTTTCTTTAATTTCATCTATTTCTAAACTATTAATGTCTATTTTACTAACAACACCAGTTACACCGCTTTCTATTCGCGCCACACTTATACCTCCATTTTTAAAAATAAAAAAGCCGATTAATTATCGACTTTAATATATTCCTACATCCAAGGATTACACCACATTGATATACTTACTTTGGCTTCTTCTTCACCGTTAAGTATATTTTTAATATGTTCATCGTCAGACCAGGGAGCATCCTTTTTCCATAGTTGTATGTACTCCTTAAATTCTTCTTCACCGCCAAGTTCTTTGACATGAAATGGATAATCTTTAGGATCAATCATTTTTTAGCACCTCTGCTTTTATATAATAAATTCCATTTTCTTCTCTTACTTCATTTATAATATAACACAGTCCTCTATTAAATAATACTTCTTCTTGATTTTTAAATTTTGGATATGCTAGATTTTTTATATATTGCGCGCCTTTATATCCTTTCGGGACATCAAATTCTATAAAACCATTGCGGCCTTTCAAATCGATATCATCAAATAAATTTAACGAAGTTGAGGAGTATCCTTTTTCAATAATTTTAATACCGATTAATTTTTTTAAATCCTCTATGTTATATTTGCTTTTTTCAACAAAAAAACCTAGATCAACTTTTCTTCTCAATGTAATATCTTCAAGAATTACCCCTTTGCTCAATGCATTATCTAATATATTAATTTCATTTTGATATTTGTCATATTTACCATGATTTAAACTACTATTAAGTTGAAAAGCGAAAATCCCAGTATAACGATTTAAGATACTCTTTTCACTTTCAGATAGTTTATTAAGTTGTTTGTTCATATTAGACTTGAATCTTTTTTGAGCTTCCCATTCCTCAGTAGTACCACCTTTTTCAAGGAAATCAAGCCATGACTCATACTCTGCTCTATCAATATGAGGAGCGGTTGAACAATGACACCTTGGGTGCATCGGTGGAGCATTTAGTCCAGGCATCATATCTTTAACTTTAAACACTTTGCCATCCATTGATTTACACGTATCACATACATCACTGCTACCGCAAGCAATATACTCGTATTCATCAAACCCATTTTCAATATAGGACTTTTTTTGTGCATCTGTTTGAACTCTTGCTAGTTCAGTCTGCATTAATCGTTCAGCATCCGACTGTTTTACGTTAAAACGCTTTCTAAGCTCAGTTGCAAGTGTTTTTGGATTCTTGCCTTGAATAAGACCAATTTGTAATAATTTATTTAAATCATTTTTTAACAGGTCCTGATGCATCCAGATACGATCGCTAAAAGTAGCATTGTGAAACGACGCATTAACGATTGAATTAGCCAATTTAGTGTTATTTTGTACTGTTTTGCCTAAAATACCTGATTGTCGCTTGAATTCATCTATAGAGCGTTTTTTTAACGCTTTATAAAACAGCTGATAAATCTTACTGTGACCTTTGGCAAGTTCAAGACCTAAATCAGCTTTTAACAGCTCCAATCTATTTACTTTCATTGTCAAGTTATAGATTTTCATTGCGTCATTAGCTTCTTTGGTGAAATCTTTTGTTTTTACATATTTAGCAGCTTTGCGCGCATATTCTTCTATATCTAACTTAGAAGCTCTTTTCTTAGCCTCAGCCATGGTTATACCATTTTCACTAGCATATTTAGCATAGAAATTATTAATGGACCTCTTGCACTCATCCATCATGTCTTTGTAAATTTTATTTAATTCCTGATTATATTTCTTTTCTTCAGTGATATTGTGCTTATGTTGCTCATTTTCCCGATTGCGCCAGTAATCATAACTGCCCATTACAATTCACCACTTAATATTTTTTTAGCTTCATTTGTATCAATACCGATTGCAGTAGAAATTAATTTCACAGCCTGACCCTCAGTTATAGTACCAGAGGTGAATTGAGCCATTATAGCTAATAACGACTGTGTTTGAGCACCATTTAAAGTTTTTCCTTGAACCTCAGTAACAGCATCATCCTTATAATCCAAGTCAGTGCCATTTTCAAACATTGTTTTAGCAACGATATCATTTTCAGCATCCTGTTCTTCATTTTTTAAACGGTCGATTTCACCTTGAACATCGTCAACGATCGAAAGAACTTTTAATTGTGTTTCCTTTGAGATTATACCTTCAAGCGAACTTGCAACTTGCGCCTCATCGGTGATATTAGCAGGAATATTAAAAGTGAATTTGTAATCAAGACCAACCCAGGCATCACTTTTTACTTTAGAAAGCGGATGTGAAAAAAGGAGTTTGTAACGCCTGTTCATTCCACTTGTAAATTTACGTTCCTTAGCCTTTGCTAGATTCGTCATTGATAGAAGTTTGTATTTTAATGCTATTCCGGAACTTGTACCAAAATTTTCATCACTAATATTCGCAACCATAGAAATCTGAAATATCAATCTTTCAAGACGTTCAATTAAGTTTTCCTGTGTTCCATCTGAATTTGGTTTATCCATAAATTCAACAACCATATTAACTTCTGGATCACCTTCAAAATTAACGATACGGTTATCACGTATCTGTTTAACACCATTTGTATCAAGTTTAGCACCTAGAACTTTTAAATAGGCATCTGCAAAATAATCAACATCATTAGCTTTTTCACTTATAGCCTTGTTATAGGCGTTGATCAACGGCATAGCTGACTCAAAAATACCGGTGCGTTCAGCATTCTCAACATACTCAGTTACCGGCACACCATCAAAACCATGAAGATGTTCATCGTCATCGAAAACATACGATCCGTTTTGATGAAAGTATTGAATAACTGTATCATCAGACCATGACCCACGTTCAACATTTTTATAATCTTTATAGTATCTTATGAAAAATAAAGGCTTTTCAATAATACTGTCATCATAAATAATAAATGCCTCTAGCGGAGAAAGATATGTAATACACTGTTGCATATCATCATCGAGATAATACATTTCGTAACCGTGTCCATAAATTGAACAAATCTTTGATAGTTCAGCATTGTTATCATCTTGATCATTATAAGAATCTAGAAAAGCAATATAATCATTTGTACCCTTATCTTTACCATTTATTTTTATTGGGTTTCCAATAAAAAAACCGTTGAATGTATCAACGATATATTTGGCGAAGTTTACAGATATGCGATTGTCAGGTTTCCATTTTTCTTTGTCTGGCTGATTGTATATGTCATAATTATTTTCATAAGCATCATGCAGTTTTTGATAATGACCATTTACAAGCATCTTATGTTTACTAATATATTCGGCTAATAAATCAGGTGTCATAACCGTATCTTTTGGCAATCTAAAAATTTCCATTAAATTCCCCCTTTCAAATCAGTGTTTAATTTATTTTTATTAATTAAAATTGTGTTAACAAAATATCTTATTGCATCCATACAGTGATCATTTTCTTTTATCGGTGCATCAATTCCTCTGCTAGTTGCTTTTGAATCCCATACATAAACTGCAAACTCATTAATGGTCATTTTACAGCTTTCTAAAAAACCTAATTGATTTTTATTTAACATATTAGATACTTCTCTAATTCCGTTTTTAACATCATTTCTAGCACGTTTTACATTAATTCCTCTACTTCTTAGTTCGGCTATAAAAGATGCAGCACTTGGATCAATAACAACATATTCAATATTTAAATTTCCAATAAATTCAACAAGATCATCAGCATACTGACCATCTGTACGTTGCACTTTCTTTTTACGACCAGAATAGTAATATTCTTTTGTTGCATACCACGTTTCATTAACTCCTTTTTCCCAAAGTAAAAAGACCATGGGATTCTGGGTTCCATAGTCACAACTAATATATTTATATTCTTCTTGGTTGATTTTTGGCTTAGTTTTTAAAACGTGTTTTTCTTTATCAAACATATCATAAATGATACCTTCAGCTACGACCCATAAACCACAAATATATCGATCATAGAAAACTCCAGCATATTGGTTAACGTAACGAGCTTTAATTTTATCACTTAGTGATAAGTTATCATCCATTGTGAAGTGCAGGTAAATTAAATTTTTTTCTTTTAACTTATCAATCCATTCAACCTTAAACCAATGGAATGGGCCTTCTGGGTTACAGTTAAACCAGTACTTTGATCCATCTACCGAGCAACGGCCAGTTGCTTGATTAACAAATGATTGAGGCATTAAAGCAACTTCATCAAAAAAACATCCAGCTAACGTAATACCTTGGATTAAGTCCTGTGAACGTTCATCCTTACCACCAAAAATATAGAAGTAGTTTTCGACTCCATTTCTTCTAACGATAACTAAATTATCAGCTCGATGATCTTCTACTATATAACCTCGAGATTTAAGCATAAGTTTAAGCCAAAATAAAACGTTACGTCTAAATGATCCGATCGTTTTACCGCACATTCCAAAGTTTTGACCATTAAAAGTGACCATTGCCCATAAAACATAAGATAAAGACATTGCAATAGTCTTACCTGAACGAATAGCACCATCCGCAATAATTCCTTCTTTGTCTTTAACTGGGCTGTCATGACACCACCAGTTTAATATCTGGCGCTGTTTCTTAGAAAAAGACTTAAACTTAAAATAAGCTTTATTCTTTCTCATAATCGTCCCAGTCCTCTTCAACAGTTCCGTTTAAAGCCTCCATAAAACCGTCATCTGCATCTTCAATTTCTTCATCATTGCCACCGGTAATATTCTGGGTCTGTGCTTTAATCAAATCAATCTTGGCTCTTTGTTCTTCAGTAACAAGGTTCATGTGCCTGCCTAGCCAGTCCAAGGCCTTCATACGATCACTCAGTTTTATGCTAGCGCCATCGCGTCCCTGTTTGACTTCACTGAGAATAGTCCCGTCAGCAAAAACACTGTCTTTGAGTTTCACGACATTTATCTCTTTTTTTAGTTCAACTGTTTCACCTGTCAGCTCATCTTTTACAGTAACAGGTCCAAACGGTCCCATAACAGGTACTAACTCTCGACCATACTCTAGATAATCATTTAGATCTGCAAATGCAATATCGATATATTTTTGTACAATGTCCTGCGGATCAAGAAGTGCATCTGCGTACATTTCTACTTTTAGCCTTTTAATTTCTTCCTGGACCTCAGGCAGTTTATACCAACGACTAGCCATGACAGCTGCACTGCCGTATGTAACTTTCGGTTTGACTTTTTGGTATGCCTTTACATGATTGTGATATTTTAAGCAGTAAATACAAAAGAGCTGTTTATCTTCATCCAGCTCTCCATAATCATCAGCTATATTTTTAGCAATTTCTCTTGCGACCTTTTTGGTTGCAACCTTTGCTTTTTTTGGTTGCAACTTTTTATCTTTCCAGTACCGGCTTTTCCATGACTTGACTGCGCTAACAGACACGTCATATTTAGCTGCTATGTCTTTATACTTCATGCCTGATATGTAATCATCATATGCTAGCTCGTATTTCTCTTTCAAGTCATATCACCACCTCCGTTTTGAGTATAATAAAAGGCGCTATTCAAGTGCCCCTTTCATGACTAAGTCTATTATTTTCTTCTCTAATCTCGCATTATTTCTTTCTTCTGCTTTTTGTATCTTATTACTAAGTATATTGCTATGATAATCTCTATTATCAAAGAAAAAGCAAAAATATAAATAAATTGCTTTGTGGTAAGATTTTTAAAAAATATATTAATCATTTCTAATAAAAATCCTACAGTCATCAAACTTATCCCATGCCTTGCTTGATATACTTGATCTAAGGTAGGCATAGGAAGATCTTTTAAATAGCCTATTGTGTTTGTTTTTAAAACATCCTTAATTGACATCTTTATTATGCTTAGTACTGAAATAACTGTACCTAATAAACCGTATATACTACATATTATACTCAACCAATCATTTCCAGTCATTTTATACCACCTCCAGAATTTTATTATATCAAATTATTTAATATAAAACACCACCAACTCCAGGAAAGGACCCTGGTAAGCTGCTACTTGCTATATCCTGCCATAATAAAAGGCACTACGTAAGTGCCATTAGTTTGCATAAATTTATTTATTGTTTTCTATATATAATAAGTTTCTTTTTATATATTCATATTCTTTTATGGTATGTGTAATAATCAGTGCAACAATTAGTAAAATCAATACAAGTGCCAACCATATACCCTCCCAGTCAAAAATATCAAGCAGCCAATTAAGACCACCAATTCCAATAAAAAAACAAGTACATGACAACACAAATTTTAGATACTTTTCTTCTGCAGCAATGAACGATAATACATCACAAATAACCATTTTCGAATTTTCAGGATGGTTTTCATCTAAATACGACGATATCACCTCTTGAGTTGTTCCTTTATTTTTTTCTTTAGCATATTTATTTAACTCATTTATATACTCATTTTCAATATTATGTTTACACATATACAAATTTCTCTTTGTTTTGATTGTTTCGATTATTTTCATTCAAGTACCTCCTATAATATCTCAATTATATCACGTCATTCCACATAAAGCGACACCACGAATATTAATGAAATGAGGCATTAAATGAATGGCGTATCAGCACCAGGTGATGCCGCTTTATCTGGAGACAAAAAAAGCTCTGGGAGAATGAGCTTTTTCATATTTGTATAATCAAGGGGAAGTATAAGAAACACGAATCAACCAAAAAGAAATTATTGGAGTGGGGCTTTACCAAAAACTCCACATTACCATAATACCACCTATTTCACTGCCATACCATGACATGGACTGACAACTTTATTAAATTTCAAGATTATTTATAGCATTTCGGCGATAGCGATACACATTACGCTCTGAAAAACCCATTTTTTTAGCGATTTCGTCATACTGCATCAAGTGAATATATGCATATTTCAACACCAGACGCTCCTGGATGTTTTTCAAAGTATCGATCGTATGCTCTATCTTTTCCATTTCATTAAATATTGCTTCTTTTTTTGCATATAGTTGTTCAATTGATTGTCTTGTTCCTAAAGCTGGACCATAGCTTATAGCTTTTATCCCCATTATTTGTCCATCAACATATGTAAGCTGATCTAACTTATCCCTATAGGATTTTAAATACTGTACCTTTTCGTTGTAGTCCATTCATTCTCCTCCTACAGCATTTCTTTAAGTTTAACTTCCAGCTTGCGTATATACAATACGACTGTGTCCTTAGCACTTTTGCATCCTTCAAGCGAATCAAGCTGCTGGTAACGATCCAACAGCTCCTTCATGAGTTCTTGTTTAGTCATTTCTAAATCCTCCTTATTTTGTAACAGTATCTGTTAGAAGATTAACTGCCTTTAATACACTCTCAAGTGTACTGCTGTACTCTTTTTCATTTTCACGATCAGCTCTTAACATCTTATTTTCACAGATTAAATCATCAAGACGTTTTTTTAACTCAATACATTCGTGCTCATAGTTATGCGCCGGTTTTCTAGATTCAGCTTCACCAAGCTTATTAATCTCACTATACACAGCATCAACAGCTTCATCCCAGCCTTTACTGTATTCGTCGGATGCGTCGGTACCGCCAAGACCGGCAACAATTTTTAAAATTTCACTTAATTCTACTTTCATTTATTTAGCTCCTTCAGCGGACACCAGCGGGGAGTTCTATAACCACACTGATACCTGGCACATTCTTTTACTAACCTGGGCCCTAAAATATTATCTGGATGATAACAGTAATACCCGCTTTTTTCTGTTTTTGAATCTTTATAATTTAAATGGCTGCAATGACAGCATTTTTTATTCATCCTGACTTCCTCCTCGGCTTATACGTACAATCTTAACTTTTATTAACGTGTTACTATTCTCCTTCTCTCATCCAGCGCAATCGAAACATAGGTTTCTGAATCTTTCTATTGCAGTAGTCACTGACGGTCTGCCGGCTGATATGCAAGTCATTAGCTGCTTCCCTGGTGCCTTTGTAAATGCGATTGTTATCATAACAGTAAATCAACCTACGAATACTTGTTCGACCACCGTAAAGCTCACCTAATTCATTTCTTGTAACAATTTTAAGATTCACTAAAGCATTATCACCATAGCACTTATTTCTATGAGTAACTGCATGACCATCAGGCACGAGACCGTTAAATGCTTCCCATACAACATAACTCACTTTAGTTTCCTTACAATGTATTTTTATAAGCATATAACATGAACCGCTTCTGTTCTTTTTCACCCAAGAATTTAATAATCGCTCTTTCCCATTCTTGTAGATTCTTTTAACACGTCCATACGTAGAAGCAAAATATGGTGTGTCGCGATACTGTTTCCATATCTCGCCTTTCAGATCTTCAATCATTTCCTATTTCCTCCTCGGTTAATTATGTTTCCTTGATCTTTATTCCGTAACGCTCAGCTAGTAATCTTTTCTTCAAACGATATACCGGTGTCTTAACCCCTTTGACATCTTCAACAATTTCTACATCATTTTCAACATAAACAAAATCAGCAATATATTTTATTTCACGACCATAACAGCTCTTATCAACAAGTACAAATGGAACCTGGAGCTGGAGATTTTCGATAAGCCCAGCTCTTTCCATCTGTTTTAGTTGAATATACCGTTTAGCCTCTTTTTTGCTGTCAAACTTGACATCATCAAGAACAGTTTTAACCGCATGATATTTGCTTCGTTTAATTTTTTTCTGCTCATGTTGTTCAGGTTGAGGACTATATTTCCGTCCATTTGGGTAATCAACCATTAAAATTGGATATCCTCCTCCATGATGTTATAGGTGTTAAAATCATCTGGATAATTTGGACCAATATTATTTCTTGATTGTTCATTGCTGACCATCTGCTGAACCTTTTGCTGATTCATAGGTGTTTGACCCTGTTGCCTTGTATCCAGGAACTGCACACTGTCACAAAGAACTTCTACCATGAACACTTTTTGACCTTGAGCATTGTCATAGTTACGTGTCTGGATTCTACCCTCAACACCAACTAAACTACCCTTAGAACAATACCTTTCAACATTTTCAGCAGATTTATTCCAAATCAAACAGTTGATAAAATCTGCTTGTCGTTGACCGTCTCCGCTTGTAAAATTACGATTTACTGCCAATGTAAATGAAGTAACCGGATCACCTTTTGCAGTTCTTCTCAGTTCTGGATCTTTAGTCATTCGTCCTACAAGGACTACTCGATTAATCATCTTCAGTTACCTCCTTGCGTGATAGAATAACACATATTCTTGTTTCAGTAGTTGGAATGAAGCCAACCACTTCATAATCACCATCCAACTGTAAAACTGTGTTTTTGTCTTTATGTTTTACAATAAGAGCATTTTCTTTATTCGCCATTATTTTCCTCCTATTCAAACTCTGCTAAAAATTCATCCAGTTCATCAAGATCAACTTCTTCATCAAAAACTGGTGTGTTAGTATCTTCCGCTTCAGACAGATACGAGTATTTGAGATTTTTATTCATGGCACTTTTGAAATATGCCATACGGTTATCAATCTGCTTGTCTTTCATCAGTCCAAGAACGTAATCAGCTTTAACACTCACATCAACGGCATCATACTCAGCAAGATATTCACGAATGATTTCATCAAAGATTTCTGTTTCGTTTTCAGCAATAAGATTTTTAAATAAAAGTCTTTCGGTCAGGTAATGAATTTTTAATTCAGGCACGCAAGTGCTTTTATCTTTTATCTTATATCTTTTATCTTCTATTGTTATATCTTTCTTTAGTTGTTGCCCTTTGTTTGCCTTTTGTTTGCCCTCCGCTTGCCCCTCGTTTGCCATTGTATCTATCAATTCGTTTGCCTTTTTGTTTGTGGTGATTTGATAAACGTCATATTTTACAACGGTTATAAGGGAATATTGGTTTGTCGTTTTGACTGCTAAATCGTTTGACTGTTTTAAATGATTTATTGCTGTTCTAATTTTCTTTTCTGAAAGCTTTAAATCAGACGATAATCGTGCAATTGATGTTATAAAACTGCCTCTGGGGATCACTGTGCCTTTCCACTTTTTATCTTTCCAGTTTGCCATTAAAAGACAGTGGATAAAGACATCTTTAGTATTCTGATCAGTGTACCATTCCCATGATGTAAAACTGCGAAACAGTTTAATAAATGTATCATTATCCACTAATAGAACTCTTTCTATAAAGCATTAAGGAAAAAGTAGAAAACTACTTTTCCTTTGGCTTGATTTCAATGCAAACTGGCTGTGTCGGTTCTGCTACATCACCTGATAAATCCAGCTGTCCTGCAACTACTCCTGTAAACTCCTGAAGTCTGAATCCAGTAACTTCGCCAGTATCCTTATCATACTGAACCTGATTAAACAAATGAATTTCTTCACTTTTTTTAGGACTTAATTTAGAAGTAATAACCGGCTTAACACTCATTTCCTTTTTATCATTTTTAGGTATGAAAGTAAGTTTAACTGTTAATGTTCGTGCCTTATCATCAGTTCCTTCGTCAAACATATTAACCATTACTTTTTTTAATTCTTCATCAATAAGCTTAACAATAGAACCGTTATTTATATCTAAAATACTTCTTGTATATTTTGCTTCCATTTTCATATCCCCCTAAAATGCCAGTACAACATCTTTGCCAATAAGTTCTTTTGGCAGTTCCGCAGTAAGATACTGTTTGATAAGTTTTTGTACTTCTTTTTCAAAGTAGCCTCTATCTGCAACGAATAGTGCAACACGGCCATGCTGATCAACTCGAAGATTAAATTTACGTTCTACCTGAATAAGTTCAGGATAGGTAGCAACCGGTGTAAGCGTAACGATTGGGTTAATAGTCACCTTGCCTGCACCGCCGGCAAATGCATCACTCTCAACTACCAGGTTAACACCAATGCCATTGTCGACCTGTTTAACAGTTTTTGAATTGTACAGATTGCTTACAGTGGAGATTAATTTATCCGTATTGTCTGTAGGGACATAGCATGTATTTAAGTTGATGATCATTTCTTCAGGTGATATCCATTCATTTAAAATAAGTCTGGGTACAATAGGTTTACAGTGAATAAGTATCTGACGTTCATATGTATCATCTACGCTACTGAGTACTTTGATCTCATTACCATCCGCTTGAATAATCAGCGGCAGCTGAATGTTTAAATTCTTTGCTTCAACATCGATGTATGACTTGATAATTTCAACAAGTCCGCTTAATGAACGCGTATCGATACTTTCAATACCTGGTGTTGTAACCCTTCTTAAACTGCCTCCGAATTTCGTATGAAGCATACCTTTAATTTCTGCCTGCTCTAATTGAGCGTTTTCTTTCGCATTTGCTAATTCAACTACTTTTTCAATTGCTTGTCTAATCATTTTTAATTTCCTCTTCTTCCTTTTTATTTGTTATTCTTGGGGTATAAAATTCATCCCGTTCTTCATGTCCCATACGGTAACGCCATAGCGGGCACTCTACAGCAGGACATTCTCTTACTTCGTTTGATTGGAAACCGCAGCAGTCAAGACACTTGTATCTTATTGCCTTGGCTCTGCTAATTCTCTTCCCGGCTGAGTCCTTAACCATTTTTTCAAACATGTTTCCATCCATAACATCACTCCTTTGGCTTTTTCAACGCTTATAGACACATCCTTTATAACAAACTGTACAAATGGGTAATCTTATAACTGAATACTAAAACGTTTCTATACACGTCGCATACGCACCTTTTTGTTAAAATACTCTTACTATCTTGCCGGTGGCCTTTTGGACCTCTGACTTCATAAATTCTTCATCTGCATTAGCATCGCTAAGATGCAACAGCATTATTTCCTTAGTTCTGTACAGTTCGCACGATTTAAGAAAATCAATACATGTATTAAGATTCATATGACTTCTCATAAGCCGTTTAATATGAGTATCAACAAAAGGATTTCTGTTTGGATTGTTAAGCTGATGTTCCAACCTTTCACTGATATAATTACATTCAATCATGATGTAATCTAAATTCTTAAACGAATAATCGCAATAGTATGAATCTGTAATAAATAATAAATTCTCATTTGTTTCATTTGAATGGATCAAAAAACCAGTTGGTTCCTTAGCATCGTGATGAACTTTAAACGCCCTGATGCTGAACGTTTTTACAGTTGTTTCGGCGGTGATATTAGTATCTAAAGCAAATGTGCCTCTTTGTCCGTATATACCGATTCCCTCTAAAGTACCTTTTGATGCAAATATCCTGATACCTCGAAGCAGCAAATCCTTATAACATTTGGCATGATCATTGTGCTCATGGCTGATAAGACATCCAGCCAGTCCGCTAAGTTTATAATTCGTAGCTTTCTTGATCATGTCCAGCTTTACACCGCACTCCACCAGCAGAGTGGAAACGCCATCATTTATTAGATAGGCGTTCCCTTTTGAACCGCTGGCAATACATGTTATCTTCATTAGAACGGATCCATAGAAGTTTGAGCAGCTTTTTCACTAGCCTGTGCGGTTGCCGGCTCCGGTTCTTTTTGTGGTTTTGGTGCATTCAATTCCGGTGCAGCATCATTTTCAATAAAATCAGCATCGATAAATTCTTTGTTAGCATTTGTATTGATTTCTGACTGTACTTCATCTTTAGCAATTACCATTTCACTGTAATCTTTTAACAGTTCATCGGGAATAACATTAAATTTTGCAAGTTCCTGATAAAGCTCATGAACAACTGTTTTCAATACCATCTTTTTGAAATCCGACTGCCATACCATTGCCGTTTTAGCTGCTTTCATAGCTCTATCAATTCTATCTTTATCAATGATAATCGCTGTTTGACTGCCATCATTATGATAAGCAACTGCATATGCACCTTTTACTTTATCTTTATTTTTAAAATCAATGTTACGATTTAAAATATCTGGAATCTTGTGATCAATGATTTCATAATCACCAGTTTTAAAATCTCTTTTTTGAACAAGTTCTTCACCTTCAAGAACTACATCCTTAATAATGTTTTTAACACCTTGATTCTTCTTACAAAATTTAGATAAAAGTTTTTCTTCGCCCTGATATTGAATTTTAATATTGATATCTTTTTTTCCAGCTTTGGTATTATTTCTAATATCCAGCCAGATTTCTTTATCATTCAAAGATAATCCCAGGCGTGCAAATCTTTTTACCTGTCCAGGGAAATTACACCCAATGAAGTTAATTTCATTGGGATTTATTCCTTCCTCCATCATCTTTTTATACGTATTTAAGATAATATCATTTGCAAAAGTTTTATCCCGAGGACTTAACTGTGTACCTGATGAAGCAGCTACTCCATCAACTTTAGACATCATATACCCCTTAAAATCCGTGTTAGCTTTAGCAACTGCATTAGCTGCTGCCGTATCTTTCTTTTCACTCATTTCCTATTCCTCCACCATTGTTAAAGTTTTATAATCTTCATCAACAACCAGCCTGATCAGCTGATTATCTGTCGCTGTAATCTTTGTAACTGATTCTGCATTATCTACAAATATTGGCATCCTGATATTAAAGTGCTCTGATAAGGTATCAATGATCTCAATACCTGCATTAATACGACTTGCGTTGTTGGCCATCTTGTATGGAACCATGCTTTTTTCATTAGGTACTAAAACATTACAGCACTCAATAATCGCATCATTTGTAATTTGTTTTTCAAACAGTTCAAAATTAACAGTCCTGAATCTTTGATTAACCTTTTCAGTAATCCGTTTAACTTTTTCAATAATGAACTTCTCACATAGGCTCAACTCATATTCAAAGCGATCATAATCATCTGCTAATTCACCTTGTCTTGCTTCCAGTTCTTCAATTCTCTTCTGTTGTTCTTCGGCTAACTGGAATCGGCTTATATGAGTATTTAAAGTAGCGACTTTAACATTGCATTCATGAATTTCTTTATCAATTTCTTCAATTACTTTATCTATTTCATTATCAGTATTTTCAAGATCTGCAAGCTGCTTCTTAATAACTCTGTATTCTTCAGTATCTTCAAACGGTGTAACAGCAGTAATCTTACTTTTTTCAGTTTCAATTTGACTTGCCAAATCCATTACTTTAATACCTAACTGTTCATTTTCATGAATAAGATTATTCAGTTCAAGCTCTTTAGAAGCAATTTTGTCTTTACTTACATCTGCACCCTTTTTTTGAAGTTCTTCAAGTTTCTTTGACTTGTTAATATTAAAAGTAGCAAATATTTTTTCCTGCTGATCTGCTGGCAGTGACTGTCCACAGGTTTGACAAACTCTTCTATTCTCATCAAATTCCATTGCTGATACAGTTTTATAATCATTAAGCAGTTCATTTCTCATTTTTGACATATAGTCAATATCGTTTTTGTATCTGGAAATTCTAATATCATTGCTGCTGATTGTGTCATTAAGTAGATTTTTCTTATTTATAAGGTTATTTATAGATTCCTTTATCAATCTATTTACTTCATCAAAACTATTAATATGTGCAATACGTGCCTCGCGTTCTTTCTGCTTGATTTCAGCGATACGGTTTGATTTTTCAACAGCTGCTGAATTACCGGACTTAGCTGCTAACTTGCGGTCATTCAGACTGCTTATTTCTTTTCTTGCTTCAAATAGCTGATTTTCATAATCCGCTTTGCTCCCTGCTGTTTCTGGAATCGCTCTTTCAGCTTCATCGATTCGACTTGGAATCTGTTTTAATTCTTTGTTAATACTGCTCATATTGGTTTTTAAAAGCTTAATCTGATCATCGATACTGCGTTTTTGGGTTGTTGATCCGTTTAATAGCAAAATCTCATTTAAAGGTTCCAGTTCTGCTACTACATTAATAATTTCTTCATCAGTATAATCACCACAAATATCAGTAAGATATTTACGTCTATCTTTCCAAGACAATACATCACTAAAATAAGTTGGGCTAATGAGCATTTGTATAATTTCACGAGGACCAAATAACTCCTCAATCTCCCTGTTGTAGTCTTTTTCCTTAACAGGAAGACCATCTACTTCATATGAAATGGTATTGCCAGTAAGCTCCTTATTTTTATTGCCACGTTTTTGTGTCCATTTTTCTTTGTAAGTTTTCTTTAAAACTTTAACGATTCCATTAACATCAAATGTACATTCAACAGTATGTTCTAGATTATGAAGATCTCCTTCGACTCCTTTTGTTTTAGGACTATAATCTGCCATAGTAACTGACGGCTTATCAGTCAATAAATAATAATAGGCATTAATGATCGTTGTTTTACCAGTACCGTTATCTCCTCTAATGGATTTGTTTAATCCATCAAAATTTAATTCCAGGTTCCTGATTCCCTGGAAGTTGGTTAATTTCATTTGATTAATTTTAATCGACATTCTTATTTCCTCCCTTAACTGTGTTATAGCAATGTCTCTTACCTTCCTTAAAAGTAATGATTTTGATAATCTTATTCTTTTTGATGACATAAACTTTTACAGTCTCGTCATTTACATTCGTTTCTACACGACAGCGGATATTTAGATCCTCACGCTTCTGTTCGATTATTTCAAAATAAGCGTCATTAAGATTCTTACTGAACATGTTATGGTTGAAGTTAGTTGACATCTTTGTTATCCCCCAACAGTTCATCCATAATTTTTCTTACTTCTTCAGATGATGGAACTCTTTTATTTGCATTTAATTTTTCTATAAATTCTTTTCCACATTCTTTTAATACATCCTCAACTGGTTTGAAAATTTCAATTATATCTTCTTTTGTAAGGGTACTGATATCTTCAACATACTTGAGCATGGCAAACCTAAGACTTCCGCAGATTGAATTTTCAATAGGACTGATTTTAAATTCATACTGTATCAGCGTTTTAGGATCCATATTTTCTTCAATTTCATCTAATAGTTTTTTTATTGATTTGCTTTTGTTGCCGTTAATCTTTACTACTTTTATATCAGCTCCTGATTCCATTGCTGATTCGATTAATTCCTTGATTTTATCTTCCATATTTCTTCTCCTTTTGGTTATATTTTTCAATCACCCAGTCCCGATCCTTTGTTACTGTCTCGAGACTGGACTTTAAATTTCTAATTACTAATACCTGGTAAACACTTAGCACAATAAACAGAACTAAAAGTATGCTAAGAATTTTAATAAATGTTTTATCTTTCATAAGAGCATCCCTATAACTCCCGTTAATAATTCAACAAATATGTAAACAACTGCTACAATGGTTAAAATTCCTTTAGCGTTTAGTCTTTCCATTTAACAGTTACCCTTCTTTAAAACAATCATCGTATATAACTGTTTATTACTGCTCAATGTACCATCCTTAGCAGTAATAACTAAAATATCTTCAGCTGGATAAGATATGGCTATTCCATAATCTAATAACGGACTATTGGTTTTTTTTAGTTCATCAACTTTAAAAATAGCTTGATTATCAAATTCGTTTTTTTCCTCTAAACGAATGCTTGGCTTTACAAATTCTTCTGAAGGCATAATATTTAATAACTGCCTTAAAGTAATACTTTCCACTTTGACTTCCTCCTAAATATCTTCTATAATGAAGATGGTTTAATTTTGTTAGGTACTGTTGGCGCAGTGCCTTTTTTCTGTATTTCTATAACTACTTTTTTAATAGCATCGAGTTCCTTCCTAAGATCACTGGAGATTTCTTTTTTCAGTTCGTCGACATACTGTCTATCAACAATTACAGGATTCTCTTTACGCCAGTTCTCAAATTTTTCTTCTATAATAATAAAGCTGTTTCTCCCTGACGGACCTGTTATATACGAACCTGGAATAGTTCCATTGATAATCCCCTGTCGAACAAAATAATCAGTTGTCCCTAGTCTTCTAGCTGCTTCACTCGTGCTTATCCTCTTTTCCATCTTTCTCACCTCCTTTGATATATCTCTTCACCTTGTGTTATAATCAGTATTGAAAGCGAGGTGAAATTAAATGCCTAACAGTTTTACATGCCCATACTGCAATCAAGTTTTTCCATTAATTAACGATACATATCGCACTAGATTCCCTAGTTTCGAGAACTATATTTCTCGTTCGCAAACTCCAAGGAAAATTAATGCTTTTGATCCAGATAATGACTGTTACCCTGATGAAATAAAAATTTCGTTTTATAAATGTCCAAACTGCAATGAAATTTTAATTTCATATGAAGGGATAGGTAGCAAAGTGTCATCTTTGAGTCAAACTTTCATTAAACCTATTTCCTTGGCTAAACAGTTCCCAGAGTATGTACCAAAACAAATTCGACAAGATTATAAAGAAGCCTATGCTATACTAAATCTCAGTCCAAAATCATCAGCAACACTCGCACGACGATGCCTACAAGGCATGATTCATGACTTTTGGAATATTCATGGCAAAAATCTAAACGCTGAAATCACATCACTTCAAAACAAGGTTTCTCCACAATTGTGGAGAGTTATTGATAGCGTTAGAAAAATTGGAAATATTGGCGCACATATGGAGCGTGATATTAATTTAATAGTTGACATTGAGCCAAATGAAGCTGAAAGACTTTTACTACTGATTGAATTTCTAATAAAAGATTGGTATATAAATCGTCACGAACAAGAAAAACTCTTTTCAGACATCAACTCAATATCAGAAACAAAAGAACAGCAACGAAAGAGTAGTAAATAATTACTCTTTTTCTTTTTTATACGGATCAATCTCAATTAGAAAATTTCCATCAATATCCCAAAACTGTGTTACAATTCGACACATATCTTCTCTTGTTCCATCACCTCTAAGTAATTTAATAACTATTACTTTTTGAACTGTTAAACTATCCAATCTTTTACATTCAAACTTTTTCTCTTCCATAACTTCCTCCTTTTTTTCTTTAACTCCACTTTCAATACTTTCAACAATGATTTATCAAATCACATAATTTTGAAAACTGTTATGATTTAGTTAGTCGACAGTATTAAGATAAAAGACATAATCACTAATACTGCACTTAACCCAAAAGCAAACAAAGTTGGTTTTATCAATGATTTATAGTCTTCCATAATAGCTATGCCTAATAGCAAAAACACA